GATATTTTCTATGTGGAACTTCCATCCACCACACACCATACACATACCATAGTATTTTTCGCCTATTGGTACTAGAAGTGCTTCCCTACCTCTCTTACCAGCACAATCACCACATATATCAATAACGGTAGCAGATACCACATCCTTGTGAAAACATATGAAACAAACACCCTCTTTATAATTATCAACAGCAGTTTGCTCATGTGCCTGATGCATCTCCCAAAGTTTCTTACCGACAGCATTACCACCAGTATCAACATTAAGTTTAGTAGCCAACTACTTCTCTGCTTCAAGTATTCGTTTCAAGCAATTCTGTACAAACAAATATACATTATTTGTTGCGTAATCGTTTGTAGATACCTTTCTACTTGCTTTCTTTATATCTTCTATAGTATCATCTATTGCCTTAAAATCTGCTGTATATACGTTGGTTAGTTTCGGTTTCTTTGTTTCTTTTAGACTTGCTTTTATTTGTACATCTACTTCACTACCATCATATTTTATTTCTGATTTTGGCTTTACTTGTACTGTTGCCTTTGTTTGTTCTCCCTTACTTGATTTAATATCTTTACTTTTCGTCTTCATCTTCCCACCTCCTTGTTTGACCTAACTCTTCATTAACAATTTCCCTAGCTTGTCTTACTGTCATAATTGCATTTTTCCTTAGCATATTAACTGTCTTGGTCTTCTTCCAACCAAAGTCTATTGAATCTTGTAATGTACTCTTTACTATCTCATAGTTAGCTGGTGTTATACCATCAAACTGTGGCTTTTTAGCCTTGTCACTCATTGAAGTTCCTGTACCACTTGACGGACTTCCTTGTCCCATACCACCTATATCAGATGGTCTTTGCTTTGCTGGTTCGCCTTGATTTTGTTGTGTTTCTTCAACTGGTGATGCTGTACCTCTACCTCTACCTGTTTTACCCTCACCAAGCAAACTTTCTGTTTCCGGCACCATAAGTGGATCTTTTGATACCTTAAACTCACCTGTATGTGTTCTTGTAATAGCAAATCCTAATTGTTGTAATGCTAACATATTCTCTATCTCTACACCTTGTATCTGCAAGTCCCTTAACTTGTCAGTTTCTTCGCCTGTCTTTAATCTTAATTCCCAATCTTCTACACCATTTATCTTTGCTAGTTTTAACAAGAATGAGTTCTTTAATATATCTTGTCCCCATTTAATTGCTCTGTTTGTAATTGTAACCTGCAATCCTTCCTGTGACCAACCTGTAGGAAGTTCACCAAAGTATAAAGGAAGTACGCCATATATTGCACCTATAATCATTCTTAACTCTTTTCTTACCTCTGTAAATTCTAATTCCTTTAATGAACCTGTAAAGTCCAACCATTGTGCCATATTCTTACCACCCGGCTTGTCTGATTCTACTAATAGTGGATGTATCATATATGGATCTTCTGTTGCCTTTTGTTCAAGTGCATCCCAAGATTTTCTAAATGTTTCGTAATTACGAGAAGCAATTACTAACATACCTCTTGGAGGTCGCATTTTATCGAAATACTTTCTAATATATTCATCCATGTGTGATAAAGCCATTACCTTAGACCATATTGCATAGATTGGTGAGAACCCATAAATCAAACCCGGTCTATATTTTCCTGCTTTCCAAATAACTTCGCCTTCGCCATAGATAACTCTCTTAGGTTGTGGAATACCAATAGAATAAACTGAATTAACTTCAAAGATTGCTTTGAGAGCTTGAGCTCCACATTCATCACAATGATCACTTACAAGTCTTTTTGCCCTATGTTCAAATCTAGGACATACATAAACTGGATTATGTTTATCGTCAAAGCCTATCCTACCATCAGAATCGGCTATCATAGCAACCTGTGGTGGATCAACTCTTAATATTTCCTTTATCTCTGTCTTATCATCTTCTATCTCACCTGTAGTATCATTAATCGAATAATTCTTTAACAATAACATATATGCGTTATCTGCTATTTCCAAATCACGTTCTAACATTCTCATAATATCCTCTATTGTTTGCTGGTTTGAATTTATTGGATTGTACAATATTTCTTCAAGTATTTTTCTGTTTCGTGGTTCAGGTCTTAATAAATCTGTACTAAAACAAGTATCACATTGTAATGCTTCATCATTACCCTGTTTATTTTCTTCTGGTTTCTTTACTGCCTTTTCTGTTGAAGCAGAACCAATAGAATCTGCATTACTCTCATTTGTTGATTGTGGTTGCTCATCTTTGATTGCATCCTTTAAAGGCTTGTATTGAAACTCTTTTGCACAGTTATTACACTTGTACTTGAACTTCTCAACTATCTCAAACCCATTTTTGAACATCTCTCTATTCACAGTTTCAATAGGTATTCTTAATGAATCAACATTATCTGCCAACTCATAAATCATTATTAATGGAAATGGAAAAATTGGTAATTTAGCTCCTGTATCGGTAGCCATATATGGTTGGGCTACTGATGGTCTAACAGTTGTTTCTGTCATGGATTTTGTTCTAAAATTGAACATACCCTTTATCCTATCGGTAAATCCCATATAATAGAGTTATTACCTTGCTATATAAACTTTGTCAAGATTTGTGATAGATTTGTTAGTGTTTTGTCACTAGCCACCATGCTCTATGCATGATATGTTTCTAGCTTCTCTTGTGCATTTACACTTACCATCGCCAGTTTCTACTATTCTTCCCTCGACATCTTCTGCTGATTCTGATCTTCCTAGTTTCATCATATATTTATACCATATCTATAATATATAGTTGTGGGTGGTGTGAGTTCGCATATCCTCTACGGAAGGTCTGGAGTAACTAACCAGCCCACAATAATCTTTAAAGGTGTTTAAATACTCCAACATCTATGGAAGATTGGGATCTTATTAGCGAAGCTGCTACAATGGTAATGGATGCGTTCAAGAGAAAGAAACCAACACCTTCATCAAATCTTGACTTGACAAACAAACATGACTTTGAGGTGTTTTTGGGTGCATTGATGGGTGCTATAGAAGCTATTGGAATTATAACTGAAAAAGAAGATAATAGAACACATAACGCAATAATAAACGCATTGGAAAGGTTGGCGTATAGATAATGGTCGAATTAGAGTTAGAGGATTATAACGAACTATTCGATTGGTTCACTTTGCTTTTTGGCAAAGATCCAAAAAAGATAACAATGCAGGCTAAAAAGACATTTTGGAAACTACAGTTCCTTTCAGAAGATAAGATAAAGGAACATGAGGAAGACATTGACGATGAGAAATGAGATAATAGTCCTCCTGATGGCTGGACTTTTCGTGCTACTAGTATGGGGTTTATACATAAATCTTATATATTGGGGTGGTATAGACACTAGTATGGATGTTTGTAGGGAACATATGAACGCCTCAACAAAAATATGTAACTTTGGAGGTGGATTAATATAGTCAAAAAGAAAGTACCTAGAAAGAAAGCTTCTGTAAAATGTAGTGAATTTACAAATGTAAGATTTATAGGTGTAATAGCAGTATTTGGAATAATTGGATATTTGGTAGGTGTAGCACTAGGATGAATATAGATCATTTTGGTATATGCGTTACATTCGTAGTAGTGGGTGTAGTCCTAGCAATAGCTGGAACTGTGGGACTTGAAATAAACATATTTCCTGAAACACTACAACAACAGCAATTTTCTGCTTACTGTGAACAACTCAACATAAAGTGCTGATAAATGACAATTTTCTGCATAGTTAAAGACAATGATGAACAGTTTGATACTAACATTGACATGGATTTTTCCTACAATGCTATAGAAGAATGGAAACATAAATGGCAACCTAAAAAGGCATCTGGAAGAAAAGGTAGTAAGAGAGATTATGGATATGTAACGTACAAGGTAACTAATGAGTCAAAACACTTTCCTAACAGTAAGTTTGAGGATAAGGCATTGGCAATAGCATTAAGACAATGGGGGTTAAGGACTATGGATATAAGATTTAAAAGAGTGACAGGTACAGCAGATATAGAAATGCGATTTGAGACAAAGGATAATGATAAGATGTTTAGAGATAAACCTGGAACTCTTGCATATGCCTACTTTCCTAATGGTCAGAAGATTGGTGGTGATATAACGTTTAACGATAGTGTGATTTGGACAACTAATGGAAAGCCTATAAATGCTTATGAGGTGTTTCCTGACAAGTATAAGTCTAACACTAAAACCAAGCTACGTACATATAACATGGTACACACACTCTTACACGAATGTGGTCATGCTATAGGTCTTAAACATTGTCAACAGCATAAACACTGCATAATGTATCCGTACTACAATGGTAAGGTACAACTGCACGACCATGACGTTCAACGCATACAATCAATCTATGGTGCGAGGGGTTTAAGCAAACGTATAATCGACTATTTCCGTAAGCGTATGCACCGGAAATGGGGTGGTTAACGTGGCGAAGCCACCTTTTCGGTAATTTAGCAAGACTTATATAAGTATCATGTCTATGACAGGTAATGTGGAATACAAGTGTAAAAAGTGTGGTTGGAGGTACAACGGGGATATGAGCCATATGTACGTCATTTTGAAGCACAGAAAGAAACATGGTGAGGAAGATGGGAGCTAGTTATTGGTATCTGTTCTTTGGTGGAATATTCTGCTGTACAGGGATAGGTCTGCCTGTCGGAATATTTATGATCATATATTGGTTTTACAAAGACTTTATGGATAAAGGCATTACTGTAAATCACGTTCAAAAGGGACATGACTATCCAACATATGGTGTTGATGTGGATGGAGGTCAAACATTCGAGCCTGACAATGATCATAAATTTGAGTATAAGTATAAGGGCAACATTGGGGATCTGGAGGATCGGGAAAAATATACATGACTTGTGGTAATCGTAGTAGAGATAAAAAGGTTAAGGGATATAGGTTAAAGAAAGGCGAATTAGACAAAGTGGTCTATGTTGACAATTATGAGGAAATGTTGAAAGATATGAAGAAGAGGAAAAATGAAAAGTAAGTGTCCAATATGTGATATAGACGAACAGTACAAATGCTCTTGTAGGTGTCACGATGAAGAGTAAGAAGATAGTGGTGGCAAAGGGATTTGTCAATGCAAAGAACATCTGTCAACATACAAACTTTAACATAATCAAATCAGGGTTTTATAACTATCTTATATGTCGCAGTTGTGGTAGAAATATGGGTGAGGTGGATGATTTCCAACAATCAGATAAGTAAGGTTTTATGTGTAGCCTGTCAAGACAGGATTGGCGAACATAGCAAGAGACAGTTGTGGAGGTGTCTATTTAGATTACAGGGTACTTTAGTTTCAGGAAAGATAGAAGACAAACTGCCTACAGATGTCGAGGGCGAAAAGGTAAATGCCAAGCATTGATGCTAAAGGCTAAGGTTATTAAAGTCTTAGATGGGGATACTATTGACGTTTATTTTATCCTGCCATTCGGTATATGTGTGCGTAAACGTGTGAGATTATTCGGGATTAATACACCAGAAACAAGAACGAGAGATCCTATAGAGAAAGCAAAAGGCTACGCTGCGAAGGATCGGCTAGTCGAACTCATCGAGGGTGGTCGTGGTAGTCTTGATATTGAGTATCATGGTGATGGTAAGTTTGGTCGACCATTAGGAGAATTGTACATAAATGGTGAGAACCTTAATGATATTCTAGTTTCTGAAGGTCATGCAGTTCCCTACTTTGGTGGCAAACGGTAGGTATAAACCCCCTTTATAAATCTTTTCTACCCCCAATTTTTTTACGATCCCCCTCATGGATTCTTATTTGTACCCCGCTTTGTATCTGAAAAGTTTTTAAAATTTGGTTTTTCGCTATACGC